ATGTGTGTGGATTGCTACTACCATAAATTTCGTTCCTATTGATAAAGTCAAGTTGACTTATTTCAATAAGAAATGGGATGAGCATCTCGATGCATTTTCTTTGATTTATAAAGATAAGGCAGGACACTCTTTTGAGATTCCTGCTACTCTTGATAATATGTCTATTGTACCACTACCTTGCAAAACATTAAGCAAAGTAGTGGGGGAGATAGCTCAAGGAAATTCAATCGTAGATGATGTTCATATATTACCTCATGGCCAGGTATTCTTTGTTAGGATAAAGGATGGGAGTAATTTCATCATTGGGTCCGGAGTTAGATTACCTCTCATTTCAGGTGTAGAGTTGGTTCTTACTGCTAGACATGTGTGTGAGATGGTCAATGAGTTGATTTTGAACAATATTGGTACGTCAAGCAAGATATACATATCTACAGATCAAGATAAGTATCAATTGAATGAACCTTTGGTGGTTATCTTTGGATTTGATGGCAACAAGACTTTAGATGTTGTTGGGGTTGAGATTTCACCAGTTATTTGCTCAACTTTAGGCCTTAAGATTGCCAAAATATCAACGCAAGTTCCTAATTTTGGTACAATTGTTGGGTTTGAGGATAGCAAGTTAATTGCTGTGATGGGCCAAATGGGTCCTATTCGTAAGGATGGCTTATTAGCTCATGAAATTTCAACTGCGCCAGGATTTTCTGGATCTCCTATTTATTCTAATCACAAAGTTGCAGCTATACATATAGGTGCAGATTTTGAAAGTGGTAAGAATGTTTGTCTTCCATTGGCTTTGATAAATTTCATAGTGCAAAAACCTTTAATTCAAATTGAAGGTAGTGGCATGGGTGAAACTACAGAGATGAATATGAAAGATCATTATAGGAGAGAAGTTTATGAACCTGGTGAAGATATGGAAGGAGATAAAGCTAGCTGGTTTTTACTTAAAAGAGGAAGCTCTAAAAAGCTTGAACCGGTTGCTATTGGTGTTGTTGTTGTCAACGGAAATTCCGTGCGTACTAAACGACTTAGTGAATTTAGTAAGGTATGGGCTGATTCCTTTAAAGACACATATGATTATGAGATAGATTATAGTCAAGAGTTGCCTTTTACAAAAGAGAGTGCAAGTTTTCCGTTGTCACAGCAGGATCCACTGCTAGCTGTGCCCCAAGTTCAAAACAGTGGAATAGAAGTTGTTATTCAGAAGATGGCAGATTGTCAACTTCAGAATACTGCTTTATTAACTCAATTGTTAATGAATCAGAATGCTGCTGTTCCTATGAAAAACTTGGGACAATCTCAAGTTGGGCTCTCCACAGAATCATCCTTAAACAAGATGGTTTCTCAGGAGGTAGCTCGACAGATCCAAAAGGGTTCTCCTGTATCGGTTATTCCCAACTTGGTAGATTCTACTATTCCACAAACCAAGCGAAAGAAGAATCAGCGGTGGCGAAAGCCTCAAGTTGTAAATTCTCCGTCTATTGGCCCTGTAGAGGAGCCGAGCAAGAGCGGAAAGCTCTAAATACTAAAAGTGTGTTTAGGGAGTCTCTGCCTAAAGTTGTTTTAGACTGTGAGGGTATGGCAGAGAAAGTTTGGGTTGCTTGTGGGAGTAGAGTCTACTTTAAGCACTTCATTCAACGATTTCCTGATGTGTTTTGGGAGGATCATATGTGGTATTTATCACATTTGAATGAGGTAAAGAAGATCTTATTACCAGTACTGCTAAATGTTGTGCCTCAATCAGGTCCTGGTGTTCCTATGGTACAGTTTGCTAGTGAAAACCGTGATATTTTAGCAGTTTATCTTGATTTGTTAGTAATCTTAGTGGTTAAGAGGCTCTTTCTGTATGATACAGAGATTCCTACTATTGATGCAGTGGCTAATACTAAGAAAGGTTTTCTTGATGTTGTCCGCATTTTTATTAAGGAAGAACCTCATAAACTATCTAAGATTGGTAATGAAAGAATAGTGGCTTCTATGTCATTAGTAGATCAAATTATTCAGCGTATACTTTTCTCAGAACAGAATGAAAAAGATATAGCAGTTTCGGCTGATATACCTTTGAAACCTGGAATGGGATTGCAGTATATGCATGTTCGTAAGTTTTGGGATTATGCTGTGAAGTATAATCTTAATACTTCAGTAGATGTAAACACATGGGATTGGTCAGTAACAGCTCAGTTACACCATGTCGATAAGCT